ACTGTGTGACTAACGTCACATTAGCAAAACGGGAATTGGTCTAAATTTCCTGCCTTATATATAGTAGGGGAGTAAAGCGGGGAATGGTCCGGTTTACGAGCTGTACGCTACGGGTGGAACCCTTCGCGTAGCCCCCTAGGGCGAAGCGATCAGTACCACTAAATGCGGGATAATTCTATTCAGTATTGAATCTCATTATGTGAGACAATCAGCTTGGTATAAAACTCATACTTGGTACATCACAGATGTACCTGTAGATGAATCTTTATAACCTACTGGGTAGGTTCTTAAATTCATACTCAGCTTGGTATAAGGAATCTGTGATTCCGGCCCTTTATTTTTTAGGAGATTACGTGGCAGAGAATTCCGCCGATATTGCCAAGCGTATTATCCTTGGATGTGTAGCAGAAGGTATGACTATCGACGCCGCCTGTGGCAGCGCCGGTAAGTCCATCAAGACCTACGAGTACTACCGTCGCACCGATAAGATTTTTGCAGACAAGATAGATCGAACCCGCCTTGGGTTGAAGGAGAAGTCCTTTGCATCCGGCGACGTTCACGATATCGACTTCGTGGAGTTCCGCCAGAAGTTTCTGCACTCTAAGACCTTTGCTCACCAAAAGAACCTCATAGATGTCATCGAAGGGCGTGAACCTTCTTGGTTTCACCCCAGTATGAAATATGAGCCAGGACTTGCCTCAAACCGCGTCCTGATAAATATTCCGCCAAACCACGCCAAGTCGATTACGGTCACCGTCGACTACGTTACCTGGCAGGTAGCACGTAACCCCAACTTCCGAGTACTGATAGTCTCACAGACACAGCAGCTCGCAGCAGACTTTCTCTACGCCATCAAGCAGCGACTAACGCATCCGATGTATGCAGACCTCCAGAGCGCTTATGCAGCTGGCGTAGGGTTTAACTCTAAGACGGCCTCTTGGCAGGCAACCCGCGTCACCTTTGGTGATGAGCTTCGTGAGTCTTCCGAAAAGGATCCAAACATCGAAGCCGTCGGTATCGGTGGTCAGATTTACGGTAAGCGTGCCGATATGATTATTGTCGATGACGCCGTTACCCTCAAGAACGCTAATGAGTTTGAGAAGCAAATCCGGTGGTTAACCCAGGACGTCCGGTCCCGTCTTAACCCTACGGGTAAGTTAATTATTATTGGTACTAGAGTTGCTAGTGTTGACCTATACCGCGAGCTACGCTCAGAGGACCGCTACCCAGGTGGCTTAGTTCCTTGGAAGTATCTAGCGATGCCAGCCCTGCTTGATGCAGATGAAGACCCTGACAAGTGGGTTACGCTATGGCCCGCATCAGATGCACCATTTGATGGACAAGCAGAATCTGATAAGAACGATGACGGCCTATACCCGCGTTGGTCTGGTCGTAACCTTTACAACGAACGTCAAGCGATGGATGCAAGCACCTGGGCTTTGGTCTACCAGCAACAGGATGTATCCGAGAACGCTGCCTTTGACCCAGTATGTGTAAAAGGTTCTATTGATGGAATGCGTAAGGCAGGCAACTTAGTTGCAGGCCACCCAGGACATCCACGAGACTTAAACGGCTTTACCTACATCTGTGGGCTAGACCCTGCGATGATTGGCGATACCGCAGCTATCTGTTACGCCATTGATAGATCAACGAGCAAGAGGTACATAGTAGATGCTATCAAGATTAGCCGTCCGTCTCCAGCCGATATCCGTAATCTTATTTTTGATTGGACATCCCTATACTCACCGTCCGAATGGATTGTCGAGAAGAACGCCTTCCAATCCTTCTTAACGCAGGACGAAGGCATCCGTATGCACTTAGCTTCCCGCGGCGTGCAGTTTAAGGAACACCATACCGGTTCTAATAAATGGGATGCCGGTTTCGGTGTGGCATCTATGTCTACCCTCTTTGGTACCAAGCAGTTTGATGGTAAGCACCATCGAGATAACTTGATACACCTACCATCAGATCAGACCGAAAACATTAAGGCTCTGATAGAGCAGTTAATTACCTGGACTCCAACGACTAAGGGTAAGACCGATATGGTGATGGCGCTATGGTTCTGTGAAATCCGAGCACGTGAGATGCTCAACTTCGGACAGTATGCAACCCACCATATGAAGAACCCTTTCCTCTCTCGACACGAGATAGGTAAACGCACAGTGATTAACTTAGAAGAAGCATTCGCAGAACAAAATAAAATGAGAGTAATTTAGGAGACATTATGGGATATTCAGTAAACCCAATAGGAGCTGCTCTTGGTTCTATAAACAAGAAGCAAGCAAAAGCTGTTAATAAGACCATTAAAACAGCCAAAGAAGTGGCTAAAGTAGCGGCACTATTAGCGGCCCCAAATATTGCTGGAAAAATTAAAGGCGCTAAAGCAGTTAAAGAAACTGCAGAAGCAATAGCAAAAAAGAATCCTTATGTAAAAGTTACTACTGGAGTTCAAGGCAAAAATGCAAATATTACTTTGAAGAAATCTGAAGCCGCTAAAAAAGCAGGATCTCCAAAGTCTGGAACTAAAGCAACAATACAAAGAGTTGTGAATCCACGTCAAGGCGCATCAGGTCAGGCAACAGCAGCTGGAAATAGAGCTGCAAAAAAAGTTATAATTAAAACAGGAAAAGCAGCAGGTTTTGCTGCTGGTGTAACTGCAGAAAAAGCATATCAAAATTCTAAAAAGAAAAAAGACGCTCCTAGAAACGCTAAAAAGGCTGGTATGTAATATGGCAATGATTAAAAAGACAATGGTTAAGAAGTCAGCACCAAAGCCAGAAAAAACAATAAAGGCAAAACCAAAGCCAAAGTTGAGTCAGTCAGAAAAAGATTTTCTTAAAGGTCAGAAGCTAAAGGCCAAGATTATGAAGAAAACCGGCGTTTACCCAAACACAGCTAATTAAGGACCCCACATTGTTATCAGTCAAAGAAGTTGACGCGAAACTATCGCGGCTACGCCAACGGTCAGCATCACGCGACCAGCGTATGCGCGACGTGCTTTCGGTACGTCAAGGAGATATCTCAAAGGTATTTCCATCTATGTTCTCCGAGGACTATCCTAAGCCTCTCGTTGCCAACTTCATTGACGTAGCAGCCCGTGACCTAGCAGAAGCGATGGCACCACTGCCATCCTTTAACTGTTCAGCGACCAATATGGTTTCCGATACGGCCCGTAAAGCTGCAGATACTCGTACCCGCATTGCCAACTTCTATGTATCAAACTCTGACCTACAGCTTCAGATGTACACCGCAGCCGACTGGTATAACACCTATGGTATGTGCGTTGGTATGGTTGAGATGGATTACGATGACAATAACCCACGTATCCGTATGCTCAACCCATTCGGTGTCTACCCAGAGCTAGACCGATACGGCAGAACACTATCTGTCACACAGGTTATTATTACCGATGCAGAGTCTTTGGCAGCGCAGTACCCAGAGTTCTATGACCAGATTCTAGGTCGTAACCAGTACCAGCTATCTTCACCGTATGTGTCAATGGTTCGCTACCACGACAAAGATCAGGATCTACTCTACTTACCAGAGCGTAAGAACCTAGTCCTATCCTCAACACCAAACATTCTTGGTAAGTGTATGGCACGTACCGTAATGCGTTCATCCCTAGACGGAGAAGCACGCGGTCAGTTTGATGATGTACTATCAGTACAACTCGCTCGTGCTCGCTTTGCTATCTTGCAGATTCAGGCAGCTGAGAAGTCTATCCAAGCACCTATTGCTATCCCACAGGATGTACAAGAACTTGCACTTGGACCAGATGCAATTATGCGTTCTGCTAATCCACAGGGTATTCGTCGCGTACCACTTGAACTCCCACCTGGAGTCTTTACAGAGTCCGGTGTCCTAGAGCGTGAACTTCGTATGGGTGCTCGCTACCCAGAGTCACGTTCAGGCAACATCGACGCATCTGTTGTTACAGGTCGTGGTGTGCAAGCACTTCAGGCTGGTTTTGATACACAGATCAAGGCAGCACAGGCACAGTTTGCTCGACTATTTACAGAACTTGCAGCGCTTTGCTTTGAAGCAGATGAGAAAGTATTTGGCGGCATCCCAAAGACTATCAAGGGATCTGACGATGGAACACCGTACATACTCAAGTACATCCCATCACGTGACATTAAGGGCGAGTACGGCGTAGATGTCCGTTACGGCATTATGTCCGGTATGGATCCTAACCGCGCCATCATTGCTTTGCTACAAATGCGTTCAGATAAGCTCGTATCACGTGACTATGTACGTCGTGAGATTCCAATGGACCTTAACGTTACACAAGAGGAACAACGTGTTGATATTGAAGAGATGCGTGACTCTTTGCGCGTTGCTGTTGCTCAGTACGCTCAGGCGATACCGGCACTCGCGGCGCAAGGCCAAGACCCTTCACAGATTATCGGGCGTATCGCAGCTGTTATCCAAGGTCGCCAAAAGGGACAAGCGCTAGAGAACATTATCGAAAAGGCATTTATGCCAGAACCAGTTCCAACCCCAGAGATGCCACCTATGGCACCAGGTATGGAGCAACAGATTCCAGCAGCAGGTGTGGCCCCCGCTCCTGCCTCGCAGCAACCTCCACAAGAACAAGCTGGTCAGGCCCCTGCTGCTGGTCAACGTCCAGATATAGCTCAACTACTAGCCGGTATTTCCGGCGCAGCTTAAGCGAGGGAGGTGTAAATATGAATAAAGGATCACGTGCATCAGCACCTGTGTCAAAGCCAGTTGAAGGCAAGAAGGATACCTCTAAGCCAGCAGGCGGCAAGGTATTTTTTGGAATGACTCCAGCAGGCCGTCGCGGTACAGCAGTAAAAAAGGGCTAACAAATTTAGTGGAAGGTGTATGGGACGATGGACAATAATAGAATTCGTCGTCCTATACGCCCTTCTGACTTTGTTGTAGTACTTGCAGAAACTGCGTACAATTTATCGCAGGTAGCAACAGGATTTTTTGAATCATTATTAGAATTAAGTATTTACCATTCTAACCACAAGACTGAAACTAATCAGGCGTGGGAAGAGATGGCACAAGACCTAGAGACTTTAGAGGAGGACCGATGACAACAGCACCAATGAATCCATTGGCAGGCGTAGCAGGTCCTGGTAAATATTCAGTACGTACAGATAACCTTGATATGGGTTCAACTGCATACGGAGAAGGTGTAGAGACAGCCGCTATTAAAGCAGGCGCTCCACTTGCAAAGACTGGCGAAGTACGCGGTATGCCAGCATCAGAAGTTCGTGCAGCAGCAGAATCTGTTACTCCATTATACGCTCCAACACAACGTCCTAGTGAACCTGTTACAGCAGGTATTGATAGGGGCGAAGGTGTGGGATCTGATGCACTAATGATGCAATCTAAATTTGCTGAACGTAAATTGTCAGATATATTAGCAGAGATGATTCCTTACGATACTACAGGAGAAATTCAATACCTCTACCAAAATGCTTTGTCTAGGGGTCAGTAGTGTCTGATCAGTTAAAGGCTGCGTCATACGCAGCAGGATTGTCAGAAAAAGATAAAAGAAAAATAGACAATCTTAGTAAAGCACTAACTGTGCATAAAAATTTAGTTGCTATGCCACGCGAAGCTGCTAACGCTATCTATAAAACGCTTCCTGAAGCTCAACAGCAAAATCTCGTAGACACCTTTGGCAATGAAACAGAAGAAGAAAAACCAAAAGGATTGCTTGCTACTGCAAACCATTATACTTTTTACCAAGGTTACAAAGCATTAAATTTCTTATCTGATACTGTAACTCGAAGCTATCGTGCAGTAGCTATCCCTTTGATAGAGCGCAAAGAAGTTGGCTTTGCTTGGGATGAAGCCGGTAAAGATGGCGAGAAAGCATACAACACAGGACGAATTGAAGCAGCAACCAAAAAATATGGTGATGCTCAAATTAAGATTGCTCAAAAAATCAGTGAAGGCGTAGATGTAGAAGACTTAATTCAGAACGCCACTGAAGAAGAAAAGTATTATCTTCGCATTGCAGACCCTAGAAATAGAAACATTGTAGATGGCGTAGATATAAACAGAGAAGCAAGAGAAGAATTTGATGAAGCGCTAAATGCTGTCAATGCTGCTAAGTTTTCACCTGGTCGTCAGCTAGCAAACTTAATTGATATAGCAACTCCTGGAGATCTTTACGAACAAGGTTTCTTTTACAAAATGGTATCAGGCGTAGCCGATGCAGTATTCCGTTTACGCACAGATCCTTTCCTTGTACTAAGTAAAATAAAAAGGGTTTATGATGTTACCAATTACGCAGTTGATGTAGTTGCTGCACAAGCTGGTGGTAAAGGCGTAAAATTTGATAAATATTTTGACCAACCTTCTACAGTAGCGCTGTGGGATAACGCAGGTTCTTCTTTGAAGAAGCTAAAAGAAGCAAAAGGAAAGAACCCTCAAGCAGCAGCCGAGGCAAGAAAAGAACTTGCTATACTTATGCCAGAGTTTGGTCCTAGAGTAGTAGATGAATTTGTTAAAGGACCAACTCCTATTACAAGCGCTGCTACCGCTAAGGCTTGGTTTGAAAACAGCAGAGATGCCCTAAAGGTTATTTCTGAAGGAGCAGTAGCTCGTCAAAGAGTTATCTTGCCTCGTATGACTCTTTCTCGCAAGACACGAGTATTTACACTTACTCAGACAAATAAAGTTTTTGAAATTGGAAAAATATCTCCAGCGTTAGTAAATGCAGTATTTGGTTCTCCAGATAATGCAGACGGCATACTTGATGATCTTGTTAAGATGGAACCAGGTAAAGTAAAAGAAGCTCTAGACGGTTTTAATGTTAAAGGAACTGCACGTAAATCTAGCCTACAAATCTTTAGAGCTTTAGATAAGATTAAAAGATCGCTAACTCCAGTACCAATGTTTAAGAACGAAGAGTTTGACTTACTTGCAAAAGATGCTCCAGACCAAATCTATCGTCTTGCTGCGGTCTTTATGCCTACAAACTTTGCAACATTGATGAAAGAAATATATTCTGGAACAGACTCTATTGCTAAGAAAATGAGTCTATACCAAGCGCTATTGAAGCAAACCAATAATGCTAGAGGTTTAGATCTAACAGATACAGGAAACACAGTATCTAGAATCCTAAGCAAAAAGGGCGATGTTCGATACGGCCTAGGTGAAGGCGAACTGTCTAGAAAGGCCTTGCTACCTAGTGAGATGAATACAGTAGTTTCTGCTCCAAGTCTTGCAGACTTAGATATTTTAGCAGGCAAAAGTACTATCGCAAAAGTAGTATTAGGAACAGCTAATAGTAAGTGGGTAGAAGGCATAACCAATGGTTGGTCTTTCTTAACTCTTGCAGGTCCTCGTTACGCAATTAGAAATGCTGGCGAAGACTTAATGATTGGTCTTGCTATAGGAACAAGTCCTTGGGGTCTTGCAAAGCAAAGATATGTAGCTACTCGACTAAATACAGTTTTGCAAACAGCAAAAGGATTAGACAAAGTAGAAGCATTTGCAGCAAATCCGCTTGGCGTTATGCTCCGTTTCATAAATAAAAAAGAAGCAGAGAGCAACGCAACAAAAATAAAAGCTCTTGATGGTGAGATAGTCGCAGGAAGAGAAGAACTATTCCGCCTTAGAAAAGAACTTTATAGTATGACTGGGGCAACCTATAATGCTAAGAAATCAAAAGAACTTGCTAAACAAATTTCAGATTTAGAAGATAAAATTGAAGGCGGAGTTGCCGGTCAAGTTAGAAAAATAATGGCAGAGTCTTTGTCTAAGGGTAAGATGGACAGTTTTCTGCGCCAATTTGGAATCAAACTTATAGATGATGAATCTATTGATATTTTAACTGACCAAATTATCTACGGTAATATTGACAACGTATTTTCTGAAGTATCTGAAGGCGCAGGCAACTTTGCTACAGGTTCTACCTACAATGAATCTGCATTGCAGTTGGTCAAGGATCTAGGAGTAGATGTTAGACCGCTAAGGCTTGACCTAACTACTTCAAAGAATAGATACACAACAGCAGCTAACAAAGCAGGCTTTGGAACTAGAGCAATCACTAGCGATAAAAGCGAATCATCTCTAGTCGGCTACCTTCTTCGCTTAAGTTTCTATGGAAACGATGAACTTGGTTCCCTTGCTTTGGCAAATGCAGATCTTCCTGAAGAACAGACAATGAAGATACTTCTTAATTGGCTAAGAGATTCACGAGGCGTAAAGTTAAAGTCGGAAGCAACTGCTATCAATGAACTTGATGTAGATGATATTACTTATGCGCGAGAAATTCTTAACAGAGCCAAGCAGTTAATCACACGTAGGTCAGATGGCACAGTCAATACAGAACTTTTAGATAAGATTCGTCAGTATGACCCATCTTCTCCTTTGGGAACAGGCATTAAGACATTTACAATTACAGGTAAATTAGGCTTAGACGATGTTCGCAGCGTTGATCTTGGTGATTTGCCAGCAGAATACGTTGGACCAGAACTGGTTCCTGTTGTTGAAGAATCACAGCGTACCTATAACCTAATGAAAAACGGTTGGGTATGGCTTGGTCTTGCTAATGCTCGTTTATCTCGCCAGCCTATGGCTCTCTATGAGACAGTTCGTATCCGCAAGGAAATGAGAAACAGTGGTTTCGAGCAAAAGTTTATTGATGACTGGACAAAAGGCTTTAGCGAAGGAAGTCCTAACTACGCAACTGCGGTAAAAGCAGCTAAGATGGAGCTAGCAAAGGCTGCAGAAGAGAGAGCAATCACACAAGTATTGTCTTATGTGGACAATCCTTTGATTAGATCTCAGGGTTCATTTGCTATACGTAATTTTGCTAGATTCTATCGCGCTCAGGAAGACTTTTACCGACGCTTAGGAAGACTTGCTAAGTACAATCCAGAGGCATTTGTAAAGGCAGCTGCAGTATTTGATGGAATTGACCACAATGGATTCATCCAGAAGGATGACCAAGGTAATTCTTACTTCGTTTACCCTCACTTTGCTCCTGGATACAGAGCAGTACAGGTAGCACTAAAGGGTATGGGTATACCTCAAGACTTTAAGGTTCCATTCCCAGTACAATTTGGTGGATCTATCAAGATGCTAACACCATCTTTGAACCCAGACTCAATTCTTCCAACATTCTCTGGACCTTTAGCTGCTTTATCTGTTACAACGCTAACCAACGTAGCAAACTTCTTGCCGTTTGATGGAGCAAAACAGAACGCAGATACAATTACAGGTTTAGTACTAGGTAAGTATGCAGTAGATCAACCGCTTATATCTAGACTATTGCCTGCTCACGTTAATCGCGCTATCGCTGCTATGGACCAAGATGATAGAAATTCTCAATATGCTTCTGCATACCGAAAAGCAATCACATACCTAGAAGCATCAGGTAATGGCTTGCCAGAAAAGTTTGATGAATTTGGAAATGTAATAGCACCATCTCTTGCTGAAAGAGAAGCATACAGAGAGAAGCTAAAGAATACTACTCTTTCTATTCTAGCTGTTCGTTTTGTATATGGATTCTTTGCGCCTGCTTCACCATCAATCCAGTTAAAATCAGAAATGTCAGAATGGATTAGAGACTCTGATAGGGCTAGCTGGAAGCAAGTATGGTACGGATTGCTTGAAAAGAATAACGGACAAACAGATATAGCTATGCAGAAATGGGTAGAACTATATCCGAATCAAGTTCCGTATACTGTCTCTGAGTCAGAGCGCAAGACTGTTGCTTACTTCCAGTCAGCAGAAGATGCAGGAAAGTTCGTTGATGAGAACGGCGAATTGTTTAAGACCTATAAAGACGGTGGAGCTTTCTTAATTCCTCATCAGGGTGCATTCTCTTGGGATGCCTATAAGACTATGAAGGATATGGGTTTAAGAGAAAATAAGCGAGTAGAAGACTACTTGCTAGAGGTCCAAACTGCCTCTGATGCACAGACTTATTATGAAAGAAAAGACCAGTTTGATAACTCTATTGCTAATATAGTTGATCCAGAAACCAGAAAGATACTTCGCAGACAGTATAATTCTTGGAAAGATACCTTTATGGCAGGCCGTCCAATGCTAGAAGAATATCTAGGCAAGGGCAGAGAAAAGGCAATAGAAAGAGTCAGAGCATTAGATGACTTAGCAGCTATGTTAGATGATCCTAAGTTCTCTAACATTAGACCTGCTACTCAAAATGTTTTAAGGGAAATGGTAAGTGCCTACCAAGGATATGTAAAGCAAAAAGATGTATTTGATTTAATCGGTGGCAATGCTGAAACCATAGATGTTATCAGAACTGGAACATTAAGAAGAATTAAAGACTTGTCCGGATATAATGAAAACACAATGGCAGCATATATGTCAATATTTAGTAGATTGCTAGGAGAGTAAATAAATGGCTACCCTCAAGGAACTATTGGCAGATGCCAAGGCCAAAGAACTCGACCTTAAAAATAAAAAGGCAGCACTTAGAACAGCCTCTAGATTTACTGGATCAAGATATGATAAGTTTAGAAAAAACCCTGACAATAAGAGTCAAGTTGAAGAACTAAGAACAAAGTTGGCTGCAGCGCAACAGGCGGTAGAAGAGGCAGATACTGCCTTTAATACTGCTAAAGACCTTGCTGATAAAGCGGTTGAAGAAAAAAGATTAAATCCAAGCGCTGAAGAAAAGCAAAGGCTAAAAGATGAAGCTGCCCGCAGGGGTGAGGTTTATCAGGATCCAACAGGAAACCAAGCAACTAATGTTGATATAGGCTCCTTCACAAAGAAGATAGAAGTAGCTGGAAACTATATAGCAGAGTTAGGCGATGATGGCAGAAAGCAATTAGCTACCCAATTAAATGCTGTTTATGGATTAAATCTACCTGTAACTGGAAAATATTCTGCAGAATTAAAGAATGCTTATATCAAGGCTTTATCAGATAACTTAGTACGTGCTACAGACTTTAACGAAAATATACCATTTGAAGATTTTTTGGTAATAGCAGAAAATGAAGGAACATATAAAGCATCCGGTGGCGGTGGTGGTAATAAGCCTTTTGGAACTATCTCCAATCCTACCCAAGCTAAGGCAACAATTAACAATGTTATAACTAACTTGTTAGGTCGTGATGCAACCACTAAAGAAGTAGCCTCTATAACAAAGAAACTTGTTGCTGCTCAAAAAGCAAATCCAATGCGTACAGATGCTAACGGTATGACCGTTGGTGGTCTTAATGCTGAACAGTTTATTACTGACATTATTACAGCAGGTAAAGAATACTCTTCTAAGAAGCAAGCAAAGCAAGACCTTGTTGCTGAAGGAATCCAAGAAACTCTCAATGCTAATGGCATTTCCTATAAACCTGCACAACTTAAACTCTATTCAGATAGAGTCAAGAACGGTGAAGATATCAAGGTTATTGAATCAGAGATTCGTAACATTGCTTCCCTTGGACAACCAGATGCTATTAAGAAACTAATGGCAGCAGGCACGGACCTTGAAACCATTTACGCTCCATACAAGCGCACAATGGCAGCAAGCCTTGGTATTAATCCAGAAACAATTAACTTAGATGACCCTACCCTTCGTATGGCTATTGGTCCTGATAAGGAAATGTCTTTGTATGATTACAAAAAGGCTATCCGTCAGGATAACCGTTGGAAGTATTCACAAGAAGCAAATGATGAGGTTACTAATATGATCAATCAGGTCAAACGTGACTTTGGATTTATGGGGTAACTATGGCTAAGCAAAAGTTAGTTCCAACAGTAACCATCGGTGGCGCACCTGCAGGTTATGTTCCTGAAAAAACTGGTAATGCAGCAGCACGTGCAGCAACAGAAGCGTATGCCAGTCCATTTTCTACAGCCTTTGGTGGCACAGCACCATCTACTGAACTAGATGCTGCGCGTCAGTACGCATCACCATTTTCTACAGCCTTTGGCGGAACAGCCCCAACTTTTGCAGCAGATATTCCTGCAGCATCAGGTGCAGGTGCTGGTGCAGGTGCAGGTGCAGATGCTGGTGCAAACAAAACAACAGGTCCATCTTCACAAATGCAAGATGCTTACCAGCGTTTATTTGATGAATTCAATGCTCTTGGATTAGGCACCTTGGTATCAGATGCCAAAGATCTTCTTATGAAAGCAACATCTGTTGCGGGAATCCCAGATGCTCTACGTACTACAAAAGCATATACAGATCGTTTCTCTGCAAATGATACTCGTATTAAAGCTGGATTAAGGGCGCTTAGTCCTGCAGAATATTTGGAGTTAGAAGACTCATATCAAAAAGTTATGCGTAACTATGGGCTACCTGCTACTTATTACACACCAGGTTTATATGGCAAGCAGCCAGGATTTGAGAAGTTGCTTGCTGGAGATGTATCTGCAGTAGAACTTGAAGACCGTATTGCTACAGCACAGAATCGTGTTCTTAAGGCTAATCCAGAGGTAACTACAGCTCTTAAGCAGTTCTATCCTGATATTACTAATGGCGATATCTTGGCTTACACACTCGATCCTTCAAAGGGTCTTGAAGATATTAAGCG